CGGGTGAACGCCTTACTGTTAAGGCCGAGAATTATCGCGAGTTTTGAACTACGAGCCATTTTTTTTGTTTAGTGTTTTAAGTAATTCGGACCTCATAGTCTCGACGTCGTCAGACGTTAAGACTTCGCTCTCGCGTTCTGGGATATCGTAAGGGTAAAAGTCGGCCGTTTTCGCCGGCGTTTTCCCTTTGCCTTTATTGATATTTACCAAAAGAGCGCACACCGTCGCGGTGTGTTGCCACGCCATACGCTCACGAGTTTCGTGTCGGTATGTATAGGCCGCCAGTTCGGCAAATGTCAACTCCCAAAAGTCGCGCGGAAGTATGCCCATTTTTAAAGCACTAAAATAAAAATCTCGCCAAGTGGTCGGGACGGTTGAAGGCCCCGGGGTTAGTTTCCCGGGGCGTCCTCGTCTTTTTTGTCGCTCGGTGGCGCCATTGATTCGACAACTTTCTCAGCATAGCCAGCGAGTAAACTCTCATTTTCACAAGTGAACGCGGCCCACGTATTAAACGACGGTAAAAGTTTCGAGGTTTTCCCCGACCTTTCCAAATGGTTAACGGCGCCCCAGTATAAAATACGAGGTATAAACCCGAGGGGGTTGTTTTGCATTTGTTTTTCAAACTCGTTAAGTTTGATTCCTTCGTTTTCCGTAAGTAGGCGGAAAGCGTTCATATTAATAAGACAAGGGAAAGACTTTTCCCCGACTTTAACGTCGAACGCGCCGCGTAAACTGTTCAAGTGCATAGCTTTTTTTTTAGATTAACAACTCCAAAAATACGCCTAACCGTTTAGAACGATGAGAGCGCGCCGTCGCCTTTTAAAGTAACCGAGTAAGTGGCGAAGTCGTCGACTCCGGCGCTTGCCTCGATTGATTCAATGAACGCCGTCCCTTTGTAACCTTTGCCAGCTACGCCCGCCGCGCTTGTCGCGTCTTGGAAATATACGCCGACTTTTGTCCCAGCGATTGCGAGGTCCATAAGGTTGGTAAAACCGTGTTCAGTTGTCGCGGTTGTGCTATCTTCGTCGTCAGCCGTTGCGAGGTCGATAAGTCCGTCAGCCGAGAGGCTAAAAGATGAAGTTCCCGCGAACGAGTTAATAGTCCCGCCGTTTGTTGTGAGGGTCCCGCCCGCGTTTACGGACTTGGTCGCCGTCTCGACGGTTGCGTTATTGTAAGAGAGCGAGCAAGACGTCGCAAGGCCTACGAGACGCGCGCCAGTTGTTCCGGGGTCGAGGTTGTCCCAGTCAAGATATATGCCGACTTTGTTCCCGCTTGTTGGTATTAATGCCATTTTAAAAAGTGTTAAATTAAACGTTTATTTAACTGCAAAAATCGAGTAAATTTTCCCCTTTTGTCTTGTCGGCGTGAAAGGTAAGCACGAAAAAAAGAGGCTCGCAATAGCGCGGCCCCGTTGGTTTTTCTACTTTCTCGAAATTTTGGTGTACATATACCCGCGAAAGGTCAAAGTTCTTTAAACGCGCTTAAAATGCGTTTTATGGGTTTTCTTAAAGTTGGCCGTATTTGTTCGAAGTGAACCCCGCGCACCCACTTTTCGGGTGTCTCATTTCCATAAAATCGCCGCAACTTTTACAAATTACGTCGGCCCGAATTTGACCTTTTACAAGTTTAATTGTCACGCTTTTATGGTCGACGTTTTCGTCGTTACAAGTGCAAAAATATAAAGCCATTTTTTTTAAATTGCTGCTTGCGAAATATGTTTTATCAAGATATTAAAACCCGCCTCGGTAACGAAAATTTTTCCGTCCTCTAAAATGTCGGTTCTTAATTCATTAATCGCGCAACGGTGGACGAGGTAAGTATTTGAGCCAACTGTAAAAGAACCGTTCAACCCGTCGAGGTTTTCACGAACTAACCGGCCGAGGTTTATCGAACCGCTCAAAGATTCGGACAGACAAAAAACGGCGAAAACAAAGTCGTCACCGTGCGAAGTTTTTCCGAGGGTTTCGGAAAAATTAGCGCTCGACTGTTCTATAAAAATCGCGGGCAAGTCTTGGCCTTGCTCTCGGATATAGGGGTAAACTTCGGCGCCGACTTCGGCCGTAATACTCGCGTCGGTTTGTAGTCTGTTATAGATTAGGTCTAACATTATCGGGGGGCGTTTCGGTTCCAGTATTGAGCGACAAATTTATCGCTCTTTTCTATAATTCTATTTTGCATTTTTAGGCCGTAATCTTCGAGGGTTCTTTTTACGAAAAATTTCCCTTTCGTTCCTCCGTGCGATATATTCGAAGTTCGCACAATTCCAGAGCCAGAAGGAAAAGTAAATTTCCCCTTTGTAGTTCGTCCGCCGCCCCGGGTTCCAAGTTCGGCAAAGTGAGCGTGAGGCGCTCGTTTCGCCCCTTTGTATTTAGGGCCTAACCGAGCCACCCAGTCGCCGCGCCTTTTCCATACGAGGGTAACGATTGACTTTTTTAAACGTCCCGTTCTATTCGGCGCGCGGTTTCTCATAGCTTGCCACGCGGGGCGCATAGCTTGGCGCATAATTTTTGAAATTGCTTTTTTTTGCGGGAGGTGTTTCATTCCTAAAAACAACTTTCTCAATTTTTTAGAACCGAGGGGGTCGAGTTTTACGTGAACGGCGGGGCCTTTTCCTTTCATTATGTTCGGCGCTCGGTGGTGAGTTTTAAACCTACGCGGCGCCCTATTTCTTGCGTTCCAGTAATATAAAAATATTCTGGCGAGTGTCCCGTCGAAGAATAGGCGAGGCGGTGCCGTGTGTTTACGTCGGCGCGGTGTCTTATAGTCCAGACAGTACGCAAGACCTCGACCACTTGGCCGGCGCTTGTAACCTCTGAGGCGACTCGGTCCGACTTTCCAGCCCATACCGTCGCGAGAGTGGCCCACGTTTCCACGGGTTGCCCGTAGGAGTCTTGGGCGGTCGTCTGGGTCTGTATCTGGACGCTCCGGTCTAATTGGCCGACGTTCACGGGTAACGCTTTAAAGTTTTGACAAAACTCTCGAAGGCGAGAGGCATAACGTAAGGACGAAACCCGCCACTCGTAACCGCCTGACGGTTTTCGTAAAGGTGTGATAAATATATTAACGCGCAAGTCTGAAAAATTGCCGACGGTTGAACCGCCGCGCGGTCCGACTCGGCTCCCGTTGTAAAGACAAAACGAAAAGGGAAAGGGTCAACATCTGAGACGTCACTCAGCGCCGTAAAGTCGTCGTTTATTGAAACGATTCCCGGGGCGGTTTTTTCGTAAAGGTTAAAATGATTAACATTTAAAGCCGTATAAGTGCCCCCGTTGTCGGTTGCTAAATACGAAACCGAAGTTAATGTATAAGGCTTAAATGGGACCTCAAAAAAAGGCGGTAAGGTTTCGAGGTCGACGGTTGCCGTTGAACTGACAAAGTCGCGCCCCGTAATTTCTTGAATATATCTAATTGAGGCCTCCGCCAAAAGTTCGACGTGAGCGCGGTCCGTTCCGGCGGCGCTTATGTCAATCCTTAAATGTTGTTCGACTACCGTTTCGCCCCCTAAAAGGGTGAGCGCGTCGATAGTAAATTTTTTCGAAATTCTCATATAGATAAAAAAAAATGAAAACAACCCCGGCCAAATTGCCGGGGCGTTTTCGAATTATATTAAAACCGGGTTAAACCGGGTCAGAAACGAAGTACCCAGCACTCGCCGCGTGTCCCGTTTTCGCGTTAGCGTATACGTTCATAATTAGGCGGGTAATGCCTAAGTGTGCGCTCGTGTACTCGTCGACAACTAAGTCAGCCCCGCCCCAATAACAGACGTAAGTGTCCGCCATATTAGCAAGAAAAACCGGCTCGAGAGTTGCCTCGTTTGTTATTGCCGTCGTCGCCGCCGTGTTATAAACTTCGTTATACGTGTTGTAGGACGTATCGGTTAAAAGTCCAGCGTTACAAAGTGACGACGCCAGAGCCTCGTAACCCGCGATTCTATCGCCTTGTAAAATACCGACTCCCGAGTTCGCCACGGCCTCAGTAACGCGGGCCTCAGCGAGTGACGCGTGAGAGCCGAAAAATTTCGCGTCTGGGCTCAACCCGTTCGCGTCACCTATTGCAGCGATTAAACCGTTAATGTTTTGAAAACCTAAACCCGCAACGATAGCCGCCGCCGTTTCTTTTCTTTTCATATACGTCCCCGTTGCGATAACGTTCTTAAAAAACTCGGCGTCTATTAAAGCGCCCGAGTGTTTACGGAACTGGTTCGCGACAACTGAGTCAAACGCGCCCGAGGACATATTCAACGCTTGTTGTGAGATTGTAATCATTGACGCCATTTTAACGGGGTCAATTTTTACGCCAGACATAGCGCTCGAAGTCGGCGCGCTTGCAACCTCCGTAACGACTCCCGTCGCGTTTGTTGGTAGACTTGGCAAAAGAACCGAGCCAGCTACGCCGGTGATTCTATTCGCGCCCGCTCTTTCGAGTAGTGAGTCAGGAACTAACCCAGCTAAAACGCCTTGCTGAGACTGTCCGACTACGTTCGAAGTTGTCGAGACGGTGTTCGCTCTTTTCTCCATTAACGCAATAGGAATTTGTAAAGTTCCAGACGGCGAAACGCCGGCCTCTCTAAACTCTCTTTGTGCCTCTTGGTGCATTTCAGCCTCAAGGCCTGAAAGGTTCCCGCGTCCGGCCTCGCGTATAGCTTTACCGATGTCGTACCCTTTACGGTTGCCCTCCATTTCGTCAGTTGACGAAGTAGATAGCCCCGGAGCAACGGCCACGGCCTCGCGCTTGAGTGTTTTCTCTAATTTCTCAGAGCGTAAAATTTGCTTGTCGAGGTCGTCGACTTCGCTCATAATTTCCTCGGAGCGAGTCGCCTCGTCGTCAGACATTTCACGACCTTCGGCCGTCGAAACAATGGACTCGAGGGCGTCAATGCGCTCGCCTCGGGCCTCTTTTAATTGTGTTGTACTTTTCACTTTTTTTGTTTTTGTGAAGTTAAACAGTTTAATTTAGCGCGTATTAAAAAGGCCCGCGCTGAGTGGCGTGTTAAATCGTTGTCACCTCTCTCGAGAGTTTCAAGGGGTGTAGGTGGCTCTTTCCCCTCTTTTATAGGGTCAAGGTCCACAAGTTTGTTAGAGTCGTTTAAAAGGTCGTTAAAATCGTCCTGAGAGCGTAAAGCGACCGAGGCCTCTGAATACGCGCCCGTCGTTACGGCGCTCACGTCAATAAGCCGCCCGACCTTTTCGATAGTTCGAAGGTCGAGGCCGTTTTCGCGGCGTTCCCAGTTGTCAGACTCAACCGTAAAGGCAAAACTCGAACCGCTTACAATGCCGCGCCTCATTAATTCGACAAGGTCCCGACCGGTCGAAGTGTCCGGGACGTCGAACCCGTATTTTAAACCTCGAGAGTCAACCGACAAAGAAAGGCCCGCGCCCACTTTTGCCAAAGGTTGCCCGGTGTTATGGTTTAAAGCCGCGACAACGTTGTCAGCGAGTCGGCCCTCGAAGGCGCCGGGGGCGATAACTTCGGCGAATCTCTCGCCGATATTTGTCTCGGAGTTAAACACGGCCGCGTAACCTTCGACGCGTCGAACGCCGTCGACTTCGCGAAGTTCCACGCCGTCGATATTATCGGAGTCAGTTAAAAGGGTGAAACGCCTCTCGACGTTTTTCTCGCTTGGTGTGAGAGGTGTGTTTTTATTGCTCATTTAATTCGGTTTTTTGAGGGGCCTCGTTTTCGCTCATAGCTTTTAAGGGGGCTAAATTCACTTGAACGAAATGAGTGTCGCCACCTTCGACGGGGTTAAGGTTTTCGAGTTTTTCACGGGCCTCGTTTATCGAGACAATACCGTCACGAATTAAAGCGCTGAAATACTCGCCGCGCGTTTTCGCGTCGGCGCGTAGTAAAGAACTTATATTAAATCGAACCTCGATACTCGGGGCCTCTTTTTTTGTTAAAAGTTTAACGCTTATTTCTTGCTCGATTGAACGTATAAGGGGCTGGATTGTGTAGGTTGCAAAAAATATTCCTTGTTGCTCGACGTTCGAAAAAGTGACGTTTGTATCTAAACCGACGAGAGCCGGAGGCACCCCCATAAGTCGACAAATTTCCTCCGCTTGGTATTTTCTCACTTGCGTAAGTTGTGACGTCTCGGGGTTGCTCCCGATGCGGTCGTATTTCATACCGTGCTCGAGTATTGCGGTCGAGTGTTGGCCCGCTTTTCCGTGGTTGCGTGAGTGCCACGCAAAAGAAAGGCGGTTAAATTGTTCCTCGGTGAGTTGGTGGTCCGTCGTAATTACTCCCGAAACGTTCCCGCCGTTTTCAAAAAAGGCGAGGCCGAAATCTTCGGCGGCCTTCGATAAGCTAAGGGCGTCACTATGCAAGTCGGCGTTTGAAATTCCTCGAAAGTTCTCGATAATAAATAACTCGTCTAAAAGGAAAATTTCGTCGGACTCGGTGAAGTGAAAGGCGGGCAAATTATCGGGGCCGAGCGTTGTCGGTTTTGCGTCGCCCGCGCTGAGGTATTCAAGGCCCAAAACTCGGGCCGTATTATCGCGGTGAATTAATGCGAACCCTTGCCCGTAAATTAGCGAGTCCGATATCATTTTTTCCCAGAGCGAGAACGCCGTCACACCTTCGAGGGGTGAGAGTTTTAAAATGTTCGTCAGGGGGTGCAAAATTCGCGACTGTTTTAAGCCGTCGACTTTAAAAATGTCGACCTCTAAACTCGCGACGGTCTGGGAAATTTTTTGAACGCAAGCCCGGAAAACTGAGGACTCTAAAACGTTCGACGTGTTTACTTTGGTACCGCCCATTAAGGCGCCCAAAGTTCCAGACATAGCCGCCGAAAAACTCCGGGCCTCGGCCTCTGGTTTTTGTTGCGGTTCGTTACTCTTAAAAATTCGGTCGAAAAAACCCATTTGACAAAAATATATATAAAAATAAAAAGAAAAGTTTCGACACGAAAGGTCGTTAAAATTACCGGTCGACTCGGGCGTCGTGCCAGTCGTCAGGGTCGCGCTCGTCTGAGGCAAGGCCACCCCCCCCGCATACGTCGCAAGTTTTGTACTCTGGGAAATCGTAACCAAACGGACCGACCTCACCCTCGCCGAAACAATTCTCGCAAAACTCGGGGGCCGGTTCTTCGAGTAGGTCGCAAGACTCGCCACAGTCCGAGCAAATTGTTAAAATATAAACGGCCGCCTCACAACACTCAGAGCCGCCGAGTTTTTCGGGTGGTTTCATAATCTCAAATTAATAAATTCGGAGCGGCCTCGACTGTCTAAAATAAGAAACCCCGCGCCGTGGTTCCAATTATTTTTTGTTAAATACTCCGGTTCTAAATCGCAAAGGCACCCGAGGGCGTGAGTCGTTGTTTTTTCTCCGAGTATGTCCTTACTGATAAAGGTGTCGGTTTTGTGAAAGTGGCCGCAAAAGGCCGCGCGGTTGGTTCTTAAATGTAACCAGCGCGCCGGGTGTAAACCGCCCGAACCTCGCCCGACTTCGTGACCGTGGACCCCGACGATATCGCCGAACTTTACGGCGCGCCAAGTTTCAACAAATTCGACGCCGAAATTGTAGGCTTTAAAAATGTCCTCGAGGTTGAACATTTTAACGCCCATTAATTCGGGGGCCTTGGTTTTTATATACCTCTCGAAACGGTCCTCGTGGTTGCCTACCTTAAACCAAATTTTCCCGGGTTTAATTTCGTCCCTTATATATTCAATTAAAGACGCGGCCGTTTTCAGTTCGTGGTGTAGGTCCCTCTCGCGGGGGTCCTTGGCGAAACTGCTTAGACTGTAAAAGTCTAAAAGGTCGCCGTTTAAATATACGTCTGTCGCCCCGTTTTCCACTCCATACGAAACGGCTTTTTTTATCGCCGTCGAGTCGTGAAAAGGTACGTGTATATCTGACAAGACTAAGATACGCCGGGGGCCTTTAATTACTAAGGGGCGGCGCGAAATTTTGGGCTCGCTTTTCGGGAACTTTTTCACCGTTTTTTAATAGTTTTCTCAACCGTTCGACCCGCAAAATATGCCCCGAAAACCGTAAAGACTAAAACCTCCAAAAGATTGAGCCACGAGTCGGAAAGGGAAAAGTTAACGGCGACGAAGGCGTCGAGTAAAATAACAACAAAAAGAAAACCCAGACAAGACAGTAAAACAACGGGCCGGACGTTTTTCGCGAGAGGTGAGTCACTTGACAAGTCAGCCCGCCAACGGGTCGAAACTTCGGCCGAAAGGCTAACCGTTAACTCGTCAATAAGGGCGCGCATAGTTTGGCGCTCGAGTTTCGTTTTAAGTCGCCCCTCTAAAATTAGGGCGAGCAAGTCCAAGGCCCCGGCGTCTGGAACTATGTCGCCGAGGGTTCGCAAGATATCCGGCGCGGTGGTCTTTAACCACGCCCCGAGTTTTGTGTCTCGGAGTTTTCTCACTACCTACGCTCGACCTTTTTACTTTTGTTTTTATTCCCGCCGGTTATTGCGTTAATAACCAGACGAAAATAACCGAGTATTTGGTCGTCTTTTTTTGTTGGTGTGAGCGAGACAATAACGTCAATAAATGCGAGGGCGGCGAGTAAAAGAGTGGCCCAGTTTTCGAGAATATATTCCATAATTTAAAATTGAATTTTTGCCAAGGTAAGGCGCCCCGGTTAATACTTTCAAAAGTGAATTTTTAAGCATAAAAAAAGGCCGCTCAAGTGGCGGCCCTTTTTACTCTGGTTTAGGCCGAAATTAAAGCCCGCAATATCCAGAGTCACAATCGAACTCGTCGAAATTTATCTCGTGTTGCGGTTTGTGCGCTTTAATTTCCTTGTAAGAAATTTCACTTTTAAACTTGTTGCCTTTTTTTCCTTCTTCTTTTAAGAACCACTCCATTTTTTCGGGGTGGAGGTCGAACATTTTTCTAAGTGTTAACGGGTTCCGGTGAAAACACCCCACACAATTATTTTGCTCGGCAAATCGAACGCTTTTATTTTTCCAAAAATTAACAACCTTATCGCGGTGTATATTATCGGTAATCATTGGAAAATTTGGTTTTTGCCAAAATGTTTTTCCATAAGCCCGGAGGCCTTCGTCGTTACATTTTTCGAGCATATTATTTGCGCGGCGACCTTCGCCCGCTCTAAATCCTATATTCATTTGAAGGGGTTCCGTAAAATTTTGAGCCCACCAGTCAAACATTGGCTCAATTTTTAAATGAGTTGTACAATATCTAACCATTACATTGGGCAAATACCCCCCTTTTTTTTCTATAATTTTTTCAAAAGGTTTTCCAGAAACCCAATTTATTTTTTTGCCTATTTCTTGCTCTAAGTCCAAAATTGTATGTAAAATTATATCGTCCTCAACCGTTCCGATAAAGTCCTTGCCTATCTTATCGCTCACTATTTTAACAATGCCTTTATCTTTTGGGGTGCAAGTCTTATCTAAAACAGTCACTAAAGAAAAAACGTTAAACTCTGTCGGGTAGTTTTTAGCTATGTAAGCGGAACTTTTGCCGCCGGAAATTGAAGTACAAGTTTTCATTTTTTTTTGTTTTTTACTGGTTAAAGCCCGCAAATCATTTTAAAATGTTTTGTCATTGCCTTTTGTCCCGGGGCGTAGTAGTCTAACGGGTGGCGCTGGTTCATTCTGAGGCGGCTTAACGCGTCTTTTAACTCGTCAAGGGTCCAAGGGGCCAAGGGGTCGAGAAAGTCCTCTCTCGCGTCCTCTATGTCTTGCGGGTCGTCGACCGACGTCAGACATAGCCACGCGCATTTTTTCCGGAGGCCCCACTCTTGCGCGCTCGGTTCGTCGAGCGCGGCGAAGTGGTCGCCCCACTCGTCGCCGTTCATTCGTCGGGTTTTTCGTCCTCACCGATAAGACCAGCCTCAGAGTATAAGCCCGCCAATTTCAGAACCGCGCGACTGAGCGCCCGCTTTTCAGCCATTGCGACCGGATAACTCGTTTTGTTGTTTTTCGGACTACTCTCGCCGTAAGTTTCGACCCGGACGTCGCCGTCTGGGGTTTCCATTTCGCCGAACGCTTTAACGACAACGAAATCGGGGTCGAGTTTTTCGATTTGATAGCATACCGAGATTTTTTTCATAGCTTGAATTTTCTCGATGCCGGTCCGGGTGATTATGGTAAAATGATTGTGCGCGAAAACGTCCGAGGGGCTGAGGCCGTTCTCGGTGAAAAGTCTTAACATTCGGGCGCGCTCGTCTGGGTTTAATTTTTTGGCCATTTTTTAGGTATTTATAAGGTTTTCGAGGTCCTCGTCGTCGTAGTCTCGAGGGGTTAAAGATAGGGCGAGCGCTTGCGTGACGTCGTGCAAAAGGTCGGGGTCGTCTTTTAAGGCCGTTGCGAGCGCTTTAATGAACAGACTCGCCCGCTTGTCACCCCCAACGGTCCGAAAGATTGAAACGCAACCCTCGGGCCCTTCGTTGGCGTGTAACCATAACGCGGCGCTCGTGTGGTTGTCTTGTATGTCGTCGAATAACATTTCGACATAGTCGTCGAGTTTACTCTTTTGGTTCGTGTTCATTTTCCGCGATGCTGAAATTTTCAAAATTGGAGGCCGTAAGTCTGAGTAAGTCGTCCGTTTTTCTGGTGACGTCTTGGAGTCGCCCCTCGAGGTTTCTAACTCGAGCCGCGAGGTAATTATTACAGTCTTTTAACTCGGCTAAATATAAGACGCCCCTCTCGAGTTCGTCCTCCATTTCGATAATTAGGTCGTGAAGTTTTTGAAGTTGCTCGGCGGTCCTTCGCATTGCGTCAGCGTCGACGGCCCGGAGGTGGTCGCGCTCGGCGTCGAGGTGTTTAAGTAACCAGAGACAAAACCCGCCCCCGATATTGCGGGCGCGGATTCTCTCGAGTTTTCTGTCGTAGTAGTTTTTCATTAGTCTAAAATGTAATTGACCGCTTTAATAGCTTGCTGAGAGGCTAAAACGATTGTTTTCGGGTCTGAGGTTTTTAGCTTACTTATCCAGCCGTTAATATATGCCTGAGAGTTCTTAGAGTCGTCGGTCGGGTTTATTCCAGTAACGCCAGCGAGGTACTCGCTACCGAGTTCGGCGATAAGTTCCTCGTTGCTATATTTGTCAGTTCCGAACCCGTCAAAGTCTACAATGCCCGCGCGCTTTAAACCGCTCTCGTGTCCGGTTGAGTGAGTCAACTCGTGGAAAAGGGTCTTATAATAATCGTCTGAGGCGTTAAAACTGTCTTTCGTTGGCATTGTAACGGCGTGTAACTGGGGCGCGTAATATGCGCGGTCGCCTCGGTGGCTTAACGTTGGTTTGTTTTTGTAGTTATTGTAAACGTTTTCAGCCGCCTCGATTGTGTTAAAAACGGGAGCGTCGGCCGCTTTACGTTTTGGCTCGAGGTTTTCAAATTGTGCGATATTGAAAACGTAAAAGGTACGCATAGAAAAAAACTTGTTACATTCCGACTCTTTAACGCCGGCCTTTTTTAGTTGCGTGAGGTTGTTGTAGTAAACGCCGGTTTTTTTATGCTTGTAAGAGATAGCCCAGTATGTAACGAACTGGTGTTTATCTTTTGCCGTCTCGCCTTTTTTAAGTTTCGCCCCTATGTTTTGGCCTTGCTTAAAAGTTAACCACTCATTCGACTCGTAACCCTCGGACGCTTGCACCATATTAAGCCAAAAGATATTGAAACCCGTGTAAGCCTTTTCTGTGGTGTGATTGATAGGACCGAAAAAAGACCCTTTATTCCAAGGGCGGAACCACTTGAGGCCCTTCTCTTGTAAACCGTCTATAACTCTCTGAGTAATTACTTCGAAAATATTCTCTTTTTTTTGCTTTGTCATAATTGAAATTTTTTAATTTATAAATGCTTGACCCGACAAATGTACGACGGTTTTTTAGTTATCCGACATTATCCACAAAAAAAAGTTTTCTCATAAAAAAAGGGGTCAAATTAATGACCCCCTTTAAAGCCCCGGGCGGGCGTGTTGTCAAACATTTTTTTCAATTATGAAAGCCCGGTATTTTGAAAAGATTGTTTAAGTTGTTGTTCGCCGTAACGCTTGGCGTGACTTACTCCGTTAATTAAACCGAGGCGGGAACGTCGCCCCTCATTCTGGAACCAGACGACCCACTCGCCGCGCGTCTGTTCCTCGAGGGTTATATTTCCGAGGACCTCAATAAAGCCGGCGGGGTCTGAAATTGGTCCCCGCCTTACTTTCATTTGATAGATTTTTTTACCGGCCCAGACCCACGAGGCCCAACCGTCAAAGTGTAGTTTATTTTTATTTTTCATATTGGCGGGGTTATATAGATTGATGTTTCACGGCCTCGACAAAGGCCTCAATTTCTCGCTCGGTCTGGTGAGAGCGGACCGTTACGATATCATTAGAGGCGCGATGTATTAAAGCTATTTCATAAAGAGAGGACTCTTTCATAAAACGGACAACGGAAAGGTAAAATTTTTCGTCGATAATAAACTTCGCGTGAATTGTTTTATATGGCGAGGCGCTCGAGTTTACAACTTGAAAATCGGGCGAGGTTAAAAATTCAATGTTAAAATTTTCCATAATTTTTATTTTTGTTTTGTTTGACGTTGCCAAAACTACAACGGAAAAAACAAAGAAACAAATCGAAAAAAAAATCGCGAAAATTTGAACTTTTGGGGGCCTTTTAAAAATTTTAAAAAGTGGCTCGGGAACCCCCGGCCCCGCTGGTTTTTTTACGTTCGTAAATTTTAGGACCTCACACACCTCAGAGGGTACAAAGTCCCTTAAATGCGCTTAAAATGCGTTTTAAAAGGGGGTAAAAAAAACGTCATTTTTTCGGAAAACGGCGTTTTCTACGTTTCGAAGTCCAGACATAAAAGGCGTTTAATGACGGAAATTTGAACACTCCGAAAAGGTCGTCGTGAATTTCTTCGACGTTGTAATAAGTTTCGGTTGCCGTTTTTTCCCCGTCGAGTAAATTTAAAAACACTAAGAAAAACCCCTCGCGAGTATAAATTTTTTTCGCGAGTTCGAGTTTTTTCTCGAGTTGGTTAATGGGTTTTTTTTGGCTTTTCATATTGTACGAATAACGAAATCGTCCGGGAGTTCGGGAGTCGTGTCGGCCGAGTTCCACGTCATAAACTCGCCGAGGGCCATAATTAAAGCGACAAGGCCGTCGACTTTCCCGCTTTTATTTTTGGTTATTTTGACATTTCCGGCGGGGTCGTAAGTCAAAGCGACCGCGCCGAGTTGCCACTCGAGGACCGGGTCGCCGTTGTGTTTAAGTTTACCGTCTAAAATTAACCGCTCGGCCTCCTTAGTGGGGGCCGACTGACTGACGAAACCCATACCAAAAGGCGCGCACTCGAT